ACACCTTGTCAAGTGCATGTCAAGTAACGAGTTTATCCAATGACAACTAACATCGCATCATCCAAAATTGCATTACCTGAAGCACAATGGGAAAATCGCCAACCTGAAAAGTTGGATTATCTACGTCCCAATGGATTTCGTTTCGTGATTCAAAACCTTCCAAAAGTCACCTACTTCTGTCAATCTGCCAACATCCCAAGCATCACATTGGGATATGCCATTCAACAAACACCTTTGGTTGACATACCATACCCTGGTGAAAAAATCACGTATGGTGAACTGAACATCCGATTCATGATTCAAGAGGACATGGCGAATTACATTGAGTTGTATAAATGGATCAATGATCTAGGGTCACCAGATAACACCACTCGCTTTCAACAACGGTTTGAAGAACAATCCATTTTAAAAAATCCAGGCAGAAATCCATCAGCTCGGTTATCAGATGGCCGACCTGTGGTTCGAAACACTGATGCCACGGACTTCAGTGACGCCTCGTTGTTGGCATTAGATTCCAATAACAACCCGATTGCCAGATTGAACTTCACAGATTGCTTCCCGACCGTTCTATCGGGGTTAGATTTTGATGTGTCCTCTGGAAACACACAATATTTCACCGCTCAGGCACAATTCAAGTACAAATACTTCACAGCGGAAAGTTTAGTACCTCGGACTTGACAATTTCATAACTCTTGTTAGATTACGAGAGTACATCGGAGGATGTCATGAAATTGAATGAAATTCAAGCCTTATGGGCAGAAGATTGTAAAGTAGATCAAACAAATCTCGGGCGAGCTGCCGCTCGGGTGCCTGAACTACATGCCAAATATTTAAACATGCTCACATCGGCTCGCCTACAATATCGTAAGGCTGAAGCCGATTATCTTCGTTTGCGTAAGTTGAAGTATCGGTATTATCGCGGGGAGTTGTCCAAACAAGAGTTGGATGAATTGGGCTGGGAACAATTTCTTAGCAATCGTCCTTTGAAGAATGAAATGGAAGATGTGATGAACATGGACGATGACATCATTCATTTCATGGATAAAATGGAATATATTAAAACCGTGTTGTATCAATTGGAACAAATTTTAAAAAGCATTAACAGCCGAACATGGGATGTGAAGTCAGCCATTGAATGGTACAAGTTTACAAACGGTGGAATATGAGTACAGTAACCATTAGAAAAAAAGATGAAGTATATCTGTACATTGATGCTGAACCCGATGTGTTGTTGGAGATGAATGATTTCTTCACCTTCGCTGTCCCTGGTGCACAATTCACACCTCAATATCGTGCAAAACTATGGGATGGAAAAATTCGCCTGTTGAGTTTATTTACCAAGGAGTTATATGTTGGATTGCTTTCCTATGTTAAAGAATTTTGTAAAAATAATTCTTATACTTTTGTTGATGATACTCGGTTCATTTCTGATGATATTGGCGTTCTTGATGAGTTTGTTCATGATTTGAATTACCATTCCAATGGTAAGCCGGTGAACATTCGGGATTATCAATTGGATGCCGTGTCAAAAGCCATACAAACAGGAAGAACATTGTTGTTGTCACCTACCGCAAGTGGTAAAAGTCTCATCATTTACACATTGGTTCGTTGGCATCAACAATTCAATCGTCGTCAACTTATCATTGTCCCTACAACCTCACTCGTGGAGCAACTTTATGGTGACTTTGCTGATTATGCTACAGCGTCAGATTGGAAAGTATCTGAAAACTGCGCGCGTATTTACTCGGGTAAAGAAAAGATTACAGATGTTCCCATTGTAATTTCCACATGGCAAAGCATCTACAAGATGCCGAAAAGTTATTTTGAAAATTTCGATGTCATCTATGGTGATGAATGCCACTTGTTCAAAGCGAAATCATTGTCATCCATTCTTCACAAATGCACCAAGGCGCCATATAAAATTGGCACAACCGGTACACTTGATGGCACAAAAACACATCGACTCGTGTTGGAAGGATTGTTTGGTGCTGTGTATAAAGTCACCACAACAAAGAAGTTGATGGATACTCAGCAACTAGCAGAGTTGAAGATTCGGTGTTTACAATTGGATTACAGTGATGAAGAAAAGCAATTGTGTAAGAACTTCATCTATCAGCAAGAAATTGATTGGTTGGTGACACATCCAAAAAGAAACACCTTTATTCGAAATTTAGTACTTGATCAAAAAGGCAACACGTTGCTGTTGTTTCAATATGTTGAAAAACATGGAAAAATTTTATTTGAAATGTTAAAACAAAAAGCTGATCAAGGAAGAAAAATATTTTTTGTTCATGGAGGCATTGAAGCAGAAGATCGTGAACACATTCGTGCCATCACAGAAAAACAAAATGATGCCATCATTGTGGCATCATACGGAACCTTTTCAACGGGCATAAATATTAGAAACTTACATAACGTAGTGTTCGCCTCGCCTACAAAATCACGTATCAGAAATCTTCAAAGTATTGGTCGTGGGTTGAGATTGGGTGAACAGAAAACAAGTTGTAAGTTGTATGACATAGGTGATAATCTTTCTTGGAAGTCGCATAAAAATTATACACTGTTGCATTTGATTGAACGTGTGAAAATTTATAATGAAGAAGGATTCTCATATAAACTTCTCACGGTACCGTTACATGGGACATGACGGATTTTATAAAATCATTCGATTGAAAACTGGTGAATCCATTATTTGTACGTTGGATTCCAATGTGAGATCGTTGGCATCAGAAACACATCTCTCATTGAATTCACCCGTTCAAGTTGTTCCATTGCATGAAACACGAAAAGGAAATCAAGTGGTAGGTGAAAGTTTCATGTTACGTCCTTGGATTGGGTTGAGTGATAGCACTGAATTCACGATTAGTGTAGATGTGGTGATGACAATTGGAAATGTTAAGCCTGAAGTGAAAGAGCAATATGATAATTATATTTTTCATGTATCAGAAGCTCGGAAGAAAATAGAAATTTCTAACGCTGTTCAGGAATTTTTACGTGAAGTAACACCCGGTGAAGTTCGTATTATTGACATTGATGAGGATTATGGAGAAGATTATGCCGAAAGTGAAGAAGGATGATAATAAAAGACAACATTACATTGATAACAAACAATTTTTACAAGCGTTAATTGATTACAAGCAATTAGTGCTTGCCGCTAAAGAAAATAGCGAAGAACGACCTATGGTTCCCGATTACATAGGTGATTGTTTCATCAAGATCGCCAATCATTTGGCATACAAGAGCAATTTCATCAATTACAGCTTTCGAGAAGATATGATTCTTGATGCCATTGAAAATTGCTTGATTTACATGGGCAATTTTGATCCCGCCAAGTCCAGTAATCCCTTTGCATATTTCACACAAATCACCTATTATGCATTTGTGCGAAGAATTCAAAAGGAAAAGCGCCATCTTCAAACCAAATACAAATACATTGAATCGTTGGACCTTGAAGGCATCATTCGTCAAGTGCATGACGAAGGAAGTTACGATAATGGCTTCTTGAAATATTTGAAACAACAGGCAGATATTGCCAATCAAGAATACAGTGATGTGAAAAAGGATAAGAAGGTGAAACGTAAACCAAAGTATCTCCAAAAAATAGATGATGGGATTGATGAATCTCAGCATGTGGATACTATCAAATCCAATTTGGATACATTGAATGTGAATTATGAACATTTTGACGATTGACAAAACCTAAATAATTGTTAGATTATTAATATACATTTGTGAGGTGAATATGCGTATTCGTTATTCTGAAATATTTTATTCGTTTCAAGGTGAAGCAGAATTGGCAGGGACGCCTGCTGTCTGGCTTCGATTCTTTGGGTGTAATTTAAATTGCAACGGCTTTGGGCAAAAGAATCCCACTGATCCATCCACGTATGAATTGCCATATGAAACATTTGATGTTTCAACGGTACAGGATGTGAATGCACTTCCTGTGTGGAAGTTTGGATGTGATAGTTCCTATTCGTGGTCACAACGATACAAGCATTTAGCACATGATGCTTCTCCGTCAGATATTGCTGAACGGTTAATTGCTGCGAACATCAGTGAACATAATCCTGAAGGGTTATTCATTCATCCTGTGACAAAACAACCTGTGATGTTGTGTTTCACAGGTGGCGAACCTATGATGCAACAAAAGGCGATGGTGGAAATCCTTCGTGAATTGAATCGTAGAAATAATGCTCCACAAATTGTCACAGTGGAAACAAATGGGACACGTTCACTTTCTGATGAATTACGAACATTCATCAACACGGAATTTCCATTCATGGCAGAAGGAAAAACTCGGTGGCATTGGTCCCTGAGTCCGAAATTGTTCACGGTGTCTGGTGAAGAAAACGCGGTGAATGCCGAACACATTAATGATTATGTTGCCACAAACAGCACATCCATTTTAAAGTTCGTCTGTAATGGTACAGCAGAAAACTGGATGGAACTTGACAATCATGTAAATCGAATTAGATTACTATGTGGGCGGTACATGCCGGCAATTTGGGTGATGCCTGTGGGTGCCACAAAGGATGCACAAGAAGATGCATACATTGGTGATTTGTGTATTGACGCTATGAATCGTGGGTATAAGGTTGCTACGCGAAATCATTGTTATGTTTTTGGAAATGTAATTGGAAGATAACCAGGAGATATATTATGGCATTGAATATTGATAAGTGTGATCCCGAATTAGGACAACAGGTACATGAACATCTCGCGTCCTTGGGCGTTGAAACTCCTTCTGTGTTACAAACATGGTCGGCAAAGAAGAAGATCACATACATTTCTAAGCGGTTCGAAGATATCATGGAAACTCTCGGTATGGATTTAACTGATGATTCCATGTCTGAATCTCCTGATCGTGTAGCAAAGATGTATGTGAATGAATTGATGTGGGGTCTTGATCCTGCCAATTTTCCTAAGTGTACTGTTGTAGATAACAAAATGGGATATGATGAAATGGTGCTTGAGAAGGGCATTCAGGTGATTTCATTATGTGAACATCACTTCCAGACCATTGCAGGAACGGCATGTGTTGCATATATCCCTGATAAGAAGGTGTTGGGATTGTCTAAGTTGAACCGAGTTGTGGAATATTTTGCTCGTCGCCCACAGATTCAAGAACGATTGACGGAACAAGTGTATCATGCACTCTCTTTCATTTTGGATACGCCTAATGTTGCTGTGGTGATTGACGCAGAACATTTTTGCGTGAAGGCGCGTGGTATTCAAGACCCACATTCATCCACAATCACTTCGAAGTTGGGTGGAGGATTCAAGGAGAATCCTGCGCTTCGTGCTGAATTCATGCACTTGATTAAGTGATATGACCATCAACGTGATGCTTGATTTGGAAACGATGAGTACCGAATCAAACGCAGCAATTTGTTCCATTGGTGCAGTAAAATTCAGCCTTGAAGAAGGTGTGTTAGATACATTTTACTGCACAGTGGACGCAGCTGATTGTAAAGCTCATGGCTTAGACATTTCTACAAGCACAGTGCAATGGTGGGCACGCCAACCGAAAGAAGTTCTTGCACAATTACGTAAGGACAATATGCCATTACTGGATGCCCTAACAACATTTTCCAAATGGTATGGACATACGCCATTCCCGACATGGGGGTGTGGTGCGGGATTTGATAATGTTATTATGGAAAATGCTTACAAAGCAGTGGGAATGAAACGTCCTTGGACGCCGTGGCTTGATCGGTGTTATCGAACCATGAAAGAAGTTGTGAAAATTTCCGAGACGGAAAGGAAAGGTACCTATCATAATGCACTGGATGATGCATTACATCAAACACATCATCTATTGAAAATTTTCGGGAGTTAACATGCACAAATTTGAATATGTGGCGTCAGGATTATCATTTCTTCGTGTACGATTTAAAGAATCACACCGAGGTGATACTGCTGACAGATTGAATGGGATGTGGAATCTACTTCGTGGTAAACATAACCACGAGTTTTCCTTTCTATATAATGCCTTTATTGAAAAAGAATTTGGTGAATTTTTCCGTGATGTATATCGTGGCAAGGGCGTGAAGCAAATTTATGCTGACTCAGGTGGTCTACAAATGATCACGTTGGGAAAAACCATCACACCTCAGTTGAAGCAAGATGTATATAACAATCAAGGAACATATTCTGATTGTGCCATGAGCTTTGATGAAATTCCTGTTTCATTGAAATCCGCTCGGTCTGTGCGTTCTGACACAAGTAACAAATATTTTGATAGATCGAAATTCGAATGGTGTGCGCGACAATCAGGACGAAACATTCGTGATCAAATTGAAACCTTCATCAAGATGGGATCAGGTGCTCGCCCATTCTTCATTGCACAAGGAAATGATTTAGACACTTATGTTCGTTGGACTGAACTGGCGATGGAAGAAATTCCTCAAGAATTGCAACAGTTCATTGGAGGTGTGGCGCTCGGAGCTGTGGCACTTGGCACAGGAACACTTGAAGATTGTAAGCGCGCATTTTATTATACACAACTCCCATTGTCACAGACGACTCACCATTTCCATTTGTTAGGTGTGGGATCTGTGTCACGATTGCTTCCTGTGATTGCATTACAGAATCATGATGTGTATAAAAACACCTTGATCAGTTATGATAGCACCACTCATACATCAGGTGTACAAATGGGACGATATTATGGTCCTGATTTCCAATGGATCACGCCAGGCAGAGCATACATGGATGAAACTGCAGGAAAATATAATGCAGAAAATTATGAAGATTATGCGCGAATCAATGCTGACATTCGGAATCATGTGAAAGATTACATCGTGGATGACACCTTCTTTCAAGAAGCCATGAATGTGCCTGTTCGTAGATATCAATCATTACACAATGGAGAATTTCTTCCTCCCATTGAAGCCTTCAGTGCCTTCTTCGTGGCAAGCACCATGAACTTCATTCGACATGTGGAAACCGTGGTTGAAGATTTCACAGAGGCGCATAAAATCACAGATGTGAAAACATACAAAGCCATGGCAGATTTACGTGGTGTGAAAACACGAGAAGATTTTGAATACTGGTTACGCCATGCCGGTACAAGTTTAGATAGTCAACCCATTGAAGATGGACAACCTTCAAGTCTCCCAGAGGATTTTTAATATGATTTTACGGTTCATTGAAGTTTCATTTCAGCGAGAAGGCATTCATAAGTATCCTGCAGCGTTGGAAGATCCTAAGTTGGTGTCTGTAAGTTTTCTGGGGTATCCTCATCGGCATATATTTCATTTTCGAATTCGTGTCTCAGTAACACACAATGACCGAGACATTGAATTCATCATGTTCAAGCGTGAGTTAGAAGCATTATACAATGATAGTTTGTTTCTGTTAGATTACAAGAGTTGTGAAATGATTGCCGAGGATTTAATTGAATATATTTCCAAGCAATATCCTGGTCGTTACATTGAAGTTGGTGTTAGTGAAGATGGTGAGAATGGCGCCATCTTGAAATATCATCCACATGAGGACATCACAGTATGATTTGGATTGTACCAATTGAACCCATTGATCAACGATACACGAAACAATGGTATGAAAACATTCCGAAAGATTTGGATAGATTGAAGATACCCAATCGCACCATTGGTGATCCTGTTGTCTCAGGGACAACAACAGGTGCCTTCTTGAACTTCTCGTTCACAAACAAATACAAGGCAAAACAAGTTCAGCAAATTGCCGATTTGTTTAGCATGAAACAGGTGACGCCAGGAGACAAGTTTCTCGTCACTGATGCATGGAACTTCGCCATTACCGCTATTCGGTACATGAGCGATTTGTTGGATATTCCTGTGGAAATTCATGGCATTTGGCATGCAGGCAATTATGATCCCTCTGACATTTTAGGGATGAAAATGACGGGCATGTGGGCAAGTGATACTGAACGAGGATGGTATCATGCCTGTGATTACAATTATTTCGCCACGGAATTTCACAAGGACATGTTTTTACGAAATTTGAATATTCCCAAGGAGCATCATCATAAGGCACAACGTAGTGGACAATCTCATGAAGCCATTATTTTACCGTTGTTGGCGCATGTGACAGAGCCAAAGAAGGACATCGTGGTGTTCCCTCATAGATATAACGCAGACAAGCAACCTGAAATTGCTGAACACTTGAATTTGGTCATTACTCAAAAAATGAATTTAAACAAACAGGATTATTATCAGTTGTTAGGTTCAGCCAAAGCGTTGTTCAGTTGTGCATTACATGAAAATCTAGGCATCAGTATGATGGAAGGATGTTTGGCAGGTGCCATTCCTATTGTTCCAGATAGATGTAGTTATTCAGAAATGTATTTAAAGCAATTCAAGTATCCTTCTCAGTGGACAAGTTCATTGGAGAATTTTCACCTATATGAAAAGGAAGTCATTGACTTTATTGATGATAAAGTTGTAAATTACAAGAGTTATCTTGATGATCTTGAAGAACAGCGAGGGATTCTGATCACTAAGTATCTGCAACCAACACTGATGTATCGCAACCTAATGAGGTGATTATGAAGTATTATTCCACAAAGACATTTGGTAATGACCGAGGATTGAGCTGTGCCTTTCGTCAGTGGCGAGCAAATTCACATTGTAATCTCGTTCATGGTTATAGTCTAGGATTTCGATTCATTTTTGAATCTGTAACACTAGATGAAAGAAATTGGGTGTATGATTTTGGTAACACTAAATGGATCAAGGAATATTTGGACCATGCCTTTGATCACACACTTGTCATTGCACAAGATGATCCTCTCCTCGAAGATTTCAAGGCATTGGAACGGCGCAAGGGATGTGATTTACGCATTTTCCCTGCTGTAGGATGCGAACGATTTGCTCAAATGGTGTACATGGATATTGCTCCGCAGGTATCGGAACAAACCAATGGCAGAGTCCGCCTCAAGAGTGTTGAAGTATTTGAACATGGAGCAAATTCTGCGTTGTACGAAGGATAAATGAAGATCGCCATCATCACGGATACACATTTTGGTGCGCGTAATGATTCTTCTGCCTTTGATGAATTTTTCAAAAATTTTTATCAAGACATCTTCTTTCCCTACCTAGAAGAAAAACAAATTAAAACAGTGTTTCATCTAGGGGATGTGTTTGACAGAAGAAAGTACATCAACTTCAACACACTTCGGTCATGTAAGAAATATTTCTTTGAGCCGTTGAAGCAGATGGGCGTGGACATGTATGTGATTCCTGGGAATCATGACACCTATTACAAAAACACCAATGATGTGAACAGCTTAGATTTGTTGTTGCGCGAATACGACAACATTCATATTGTTGAAGCACCCACCAAGATGAAGTTTGATGCCCGAGAATTCACATTCATTCCTTGGTTGTGTTCTGACAATTATCAGGAAACATTGGATACCATTCAACTGCCTGGTGATATTTGTTTAGGGCATTTTGAATTGGATGGCTTTGACATGTTTCGTGGTGTCAAGAATGATGGAGGCATGGATAGAAAACTTCTTCAACATTACTCCATGGTGTTGACAGGACATTTTCATCATCGCAGTACTGATGATAATGTCTACTACTTAGGTAGTCCCTATGGCATGACATGGAGCGATTATGATGATGTGCGAGGATTTCATGTTCTGGAAACAGAGACTCGTGACTTATCATTCATTGAAAATCCTCATAAGATTTTTCATAAAATATATTATGATGATCGTAAGCCCACCATTGATGCGTCAGAATTTAAAAAATGTTGTGTAAAGGTGATTGTCACACATAAAACTGATTATGCTCGATTTGACAAATTGATTGACGCCTTGTATATTCATGAAGTACATGAATTAACGATTCACGAAGATTTTTCTGAATTTGAAACAGAAGCCTTGGATAGTGAATCAGTGAACATTGAAGATACCATGACGCTTCTTTCTGAGTATGTTGATTCAGTGGAATCTGCAAAAGATAAAGAACGATTGAAAACCTTGCTGAAAACATTATATGTTGAAGCTCAACACCTTGAACTATGATTCATTTTAAAACAGTTCGATGGAAGAATTTTCTTTCCACGGGTAATGTATTTACTGAGATACAATTAGATACTCGTCCCACAACATTGATTGTGGGTGAGAATGGCAGTGGCAAAAGTACATTACTTGATGCCATTTGTTTTGCTTTGTTTGGTAAGCCGTATCGAAACATTAACAAACCACAACTTGTTAACACCATTAACAATAAAAATTGTTTAGTGGAAATTGAATTTTCCATTGGTAATAAAAATTACAAAGTGGTTCGAGGAATCAAACCTGCCATCTTTGAAATTTGGATTGATAACACCATGATCAATCAAGATGCGGCGAGTAGAGATTATCAAAAGTATCTTGAAGAAAGTGTGTTGAAATTGAACTTTAAATCATTCACACAAATTGTCATTCTAGGATCCGCATCATTCACACCGTTTATGCAATTACCTGCTGCCACACGGCGTGAAGTGATTGAAGATATTCTTGATATTAAAATTTTTACTGCCATGAATTTGGTGTTGAAAGACAAAGTAAGTGAGTTGAAACATAAACTTACTGATGTGGAAAACAAAATCACCATTGCTAAAAACAAAGCAGAAATTCAGCAAGAATACATCAAGACGTTGGAAGAAGATAGAGAAGCACGAATCACGGACATTGTGAATAAAATTCACGAGGCACAACATGAGATTTTTGAAAAGCGTTCTACTCTTGCCCACCTTGATGCTGATCGGGATGGTTGCATTGACACTATTACAGATTTCCATGTTGTTTCCGTCAACATCAATAAAATCATCCAGCAAGTCAACGACTTTGAATCATCTGCCACGAAGTTAGAAAAAGAAATTTCTTTCTATCATAACAATGATACATGCCCGAAATGTAAGCAAGGCATTGAACATGAATTCAAGCATTCAGTAATTCAAGAGCATGAAAAAGAAATTCAAGATATCAATGGAACCATTGATCGCATTCAACAGGAAAAACGTTCATTGGAACTTCGAATTCAAGAAATTTCCATTATCAACAAAAAGATTACACAACTCACGGATACAATTAATGGGTTGAAAAATGACATCACATCCAGTGAACGATACATTCAACGATTGGAATTGGAACAAGCTGATGTCAAGAAGAAAGTGGGCAACATTGAAGTGGAAAAAGCCAAGTTGAAAGATTTGGCGAAAGATACATTGACAGTAGTGAAAGAACGTAGTGAATTGCACGAGACAAACACCTATTATGATATTGCATCCGTGTTGTTGAAAGATTCTGGTATCAAAACAAAAATCATTCGGCAATATTTACCTGCAATAAATAAACTTGTCAATAAATATTTGACTGCCATGGACTTCTTTGTCCAATTCACATTAGATGAAAAATTCGATGAAGTTATTAAATCGCGCCACAGAGATGATTTTAGCTATGAGAGCTTCAGTGAAGGAGAAAAACAACGGATTGATTTGTCGCTACTTTTCACTTGGCGGACCATTGCTAAACTTAAAAACTCCGCTAGTACTAATCTTCTTATACTTGATGAAGTATTTGATAGTAGCTTGGATACTAGCGCGACTGATTACGTGATGAATTTATTGAATACATTGGGCGATGGCACAAATGTTTGGGTGATATCCCATAAGGGGGATCAATTGTTTGATAAATTCAATCATATTGTGAAATTCACCAAACGACAAAATTTTTCTGTTATTGTATAATAAATAAAGAGGATGATATGACATGGAATATTGATGAGTTGAAATTGATACATTTTGCCGATCCCGTGATGAACAATAAACCTCCTGTGTTTGATTTTCATCAGGAAGGTGTGGAGAAGGCAGAAGAATTGGCAGGTGTGTTACACAAGAAGATGCTTCAATTGAATGGATTTGGGTTGTCTGCCAATCAAGTAGGTATTCCATATCGCATGTTTGTGTTTGGTAATACTGAACAACGATTTGCCATGTTCAATCCCACAGTGGTGGGAGTCAGTAAAGATGAAAGTGTTATGGAAGAAGGATGTTTATCATTTCCAGGATTCTTTTTAACACTTCGGCGTCCAGAACAAGTCACTTTGGATTACCAAGATGAAAAAGGTGAAACACATTTAAAAACATTTCGTGGTATTGCTGCCCGTGTGATATTGCATGAATATGATCATATGGAAGGTGTTAACTTCACTTATCACGCATCTAATTTTAAATTGAATTACGCTTTAAATAAAATAAAGAAGAAGCAAAAGAAACTTTTAAAACGGATGGGGCGTCATGGCAAGTAACGACTTTGATTTTGGATTCACCTTTGAAGATAGTGAGGCATCATTTTCTCCGCCTGCTAAATCTATAGAGGAGGCAGAATTTCGTGATGAATTACTTTCAAAAATTTCTGTACTTGAAAGCAAGTTGGATAATGCAGACATTCAAACAATAATTGACGAACATAAAGACTTGCTAAAAATTGAAGCACGTAGTAAGTTGCATGAAGTTGAAAATTTAGTCCTTCCTCTTCTTTACAATCTCCAAAAAAATCCTGATAAAGAATACATTCATTGGCCTAATCGTAAAGACATCATCCAAAAACAAATTAACAAAATTCTTGAGGTAACAAATTATTATGGATAAGCCAATCGAATTTTTAACAGGTGGAAACCCAACGGCATTTATTGACCGACCGCTTGCGAAAGTACACAAGTTTTATCTGTCAGGTGAAATTAAACAATCGTCAGAATACATCACGTGGTTTGAGACCATTCGTAATGCATCTGAATCTGATGTGATCGTGATTCATATTAACAGTTATGGCGGTGATTTGTTTACTGCCATCCAATTTTTGAGAACGTTTGCTGAAACCAAGGCGAATGTTGTGGCATCAGTGGAAGGCGCGTGCATGAGTGCCGCCACGATAATTTTTCTTGCAGCCAAACATTGGGAAATCAGTCATCACTCCATGTTTATGTTTCATAACTACAGTTCAGGTAGTTTTGGCAAGGGTGGGGAATTATTTGACCACATTGTTCATGAACGCGAATGGAGTAAGAAATTGTGGAAGGATGTCTATGGGGGATTCTTAACTGATGGTGAAATTACTTCCATTTTAAATAATAAAGATATTTGGATGACAGGTGAAGAAGTCACCAAGCGGTTGGAACATAAATTCAATCCCAAGAAGCCTACGAAGAAGCCTACGAAAAAGACCACGAAGAAGCCCACGAAAAAGGCGGTGAGGAAAACGCCCCGAGGAAAGAAAGCCTCGTAAGTGCTGATTTTTCAATGACTTATGCGAGGGCTTGACTTTTAGACGTTCAGGTGTTATCATTAATACATCTGAACGTCCCTTCTTTCTAGGAGTCTAAATGGCAAACATTCTTGACAGCAGCAAGAGTCAGCTCGGTAAGCTCTTGGCATCCGAAAACATTCGGATTGAACATCGTGCGGTTCAAGGTCCTTATTTCGATGTGCAGGCACGGGTGCTTGTATTACCTATTTGGAAGGACATGGATGCCGATCTTTATGACCTAATGATTGGGCATGAAGTAGGGCATGCCTTGTATACTCCCGCCGAAGGTTGGATGGAAAAGGTGGATGAGCTAGGCTTGGAATACAAGACGTTTTTGAATCTGGTCGAGGATGCGCGTATTGAAAAGAAGATGAAGCGCATGTATCCTGGATTGAAACGCCCCATGTACAATGGGTACACGCAACTAGTGGATCGCGGTTTCTTCGGTGTGTCTTTTTCTGAAATGAAATTGCTACCGTTCGCAGATCGCACCAATGTCTATTTCAAGCTGGGTGTTCGTTCAGGCGTCTCCTTTGATGAGAAGGAGCAGGATCTCGTTGATCGCATTGAAGATGTAGAGACATTCGAAGATGTTTTGTCATTGGCGAAGGAATTCTATGATATAGCCAAGAATGAAAAGAATGATCTAGATGAAATGTTTGATGACATCATGGATTCTCTTAATGATGATTCCATGGATGATGATGGTGCCGGTGCCGGTGCGGGCGAAGGTGAAGATGATATGTCAGAAGATTCTGACACTCGGAAATCTTTTACTGAAAAACTGCGTGAGCAAGGCAAAAATGTCATGGCGGATGCACTTGAACAGGCAACCGAGACTACCAAGCAGCGACTTAAGGAATGGATGGAGAACGATGATGTATCATCCATCACCCAGGATGCTTTCAAGGAAAATGAGGTGAAGCTCCTGGACGAAACAGCGTTTCCCATCAGCTATATTCAATTTCCTGATCTGCGTATTGAGGACTGGGTTACGCCACATGAAATTACCCATTCACCTCGCTTGATGAAGTTTTCTGCGGAAATGGAAAGACAGCGAAATACAATTTACGCAAATTTCATGAGTACCAACAAACGGTATATCAATTACATGGTGAAGGAGTTTGAGCTTCGCCGTAATGCCAAGCAGTCGGCAAAGGCAAAGGTGAGCAAGACAGGTAAACTGGATACAGATAAACTCTGGAGCTACAAGATTTCCGAGAATTTGTTTCTCCAACGCACCACAGTCCCGAATGGTAAGAATCATGGTATGTTAATGGTCATTGATATGTCCAGTAGTATGCAGCATTCCATGACGGGCACTCTTGAACAATTGGTGTCCTTGGTGATGTTTTGCCGTAAGGTGAATATTCCCTTTGATGTATATGGTTTCATTGATAATAACTCAAGCGAGTTGGAGCTGATGGAGCGTGGCGTCAACCACTCACATACTGATTTGTGTGATAATCGGAATGACACTCATATCAATTCATTGCAAATCACTACTTCAACATTTCGTTTAAAGCAACTGTTTCATAGCAACATGCGCTTGGCGACATTCAATAATGCACTTCAGAATGTCCTGATGATTGCAGAGGCATATCGTGGTCCCTATAATTATTATGGATACAGAGATCACAAGGTTCCTGAATCCATGCATCTATCTGGTACGCCCTTGAATGAAACCATTCTAGTTCTTCGTCATATTGCTGAGAAATTCAAGAAGGAAACACATGTAGATATTCTGAATACTATTATTCTCACCGATGGTGATGCCTCGTATTCATTGGGACTGAAGGATGAAAATGGTAAATTGTCTCGCCTGTATGGCAATGTGACATATATTCTAGAGGACAAGAAGCGTGAACATCAAGTGAAGATGTCCCGAAGTGGTTATAATATGACCCCAGATTTGCTGGAAATGTATAAGAAAATTACTAATTCTCGGGTGTTGGGTATCTTCTTGATTTCTGACCGGAATGTCAAGAGTACGATTCATCGCAAGGCATCCGGTCTGAAGGATTTTGATGAAATGCAGTTTACCCAGCAATACGCCGAACAATATACGAGGCATAAGTATTTTGCTCTCAAAACGCCTGGATATGATGTTTATTATATGGTGCCAGGTGAAACTCTAGAAATTGGGGACATGGACATGGGCAAAATGCTGAAAAATAAGGAAAATACCAAGAAGGATCTGCTCAAGGCATTCAAGAAGATGCAAACAACAAAGCAGGTTTCTCGGGTATT